CTACGGCTACGCATGAAAAAACGGCGCGCGACGCGCGCGCATGCCGATCGAGGCATCCGCCGTCGTGGCGGGTGCCATCCTCTCAAGCCTTGGAGCTTTCACGTCATGAGCACCCCTCAGCCGGGAGAACGCCGTATCTTTCGCTACATCCCAATCCGCCAGACGGACCCAGGCAACCCATACGCCATCCACAACGGGCAAGTCGTCACCGTTTGCCGCGAATTCTGCATCAGCGCCCGCGTCAAAAAGATCAACCTCCGCAAGATCACCTCAGTTGCTGAGGTCTCGCCAGACGCGACCGAGAAATGGGAGTCCGCAAATGTCCATCGCGGGTAGCTACGGCTACGGCTCCGGCTACGGCGACGGCTACGGCTCCGGCGAAGGCTACGGCGACGGCTCCGGCTCCGGCTCCGGCTACGGCTACGGCTACGGCTACGGCGACGGCGACGGCTCCGGCTACGGCTCCGGCTACGGCGACGGCTACGGCGACGGCTACGGCTACGGCACCGGCTACGGCGACGGCGACGGCTTCGGCGACGGCTACGGCTACGGCTACGGCGACGGCTCCGGCTCCGGCTACGGCTCCGGCTACGGCGACGGCTACGGCGACGGCTCCGGCTCCGGCGAAGGCTCCGGCTACGGCTACGGCTCCGGCTCCGGCTCCGGCTACGGCTCCGGCTACGGCGAAGGCTACGGCGACGGCTCCGGCTCCGGCGAAGGCTTCGGCTACGGCTCCGGCTCCGGCGACGGCTCCGGCTCCGGCGACGGCTCCGGCTACGGCTCCGGCTACGCATGAAAAAACGGCGCGCGACGCGCGCGCCTCCGCCGATCGAGGCATCCGCCGTCGTGGCGGGTGCCATCCTCTCAAGCCTTGGAGCTTTCACGTCATGAGCACCCCTCAGCCGGGAGAACGCCGTATCTTTCGCTACATCCCAATCCGCCAGACGGACCCAGGCAACCCATACGCCATCCACAACGGGCAAGTCGTCACCGTTTGCCGCGAATTCTGCATCAGCAGCAACATTCCGCGAGAGCTTTACTACGTTGACGCCGCCGACGGCTGGCGCGGCGCTGTTTTCACCGACGAACTGGAGGAGATCGCGGCTTGATCGACTTCCTTATCGACCACCCGTTTCTGTCTTTGGGCGCGGCCGCGTGGCTCGTCATCGTTGTATTCGGCTGGCTCTTCATCGCGGGAGCCGCCATCGCTAGCGGGAAAAACTAATGAACGCCCACCTAAAACGCACGCGCGGCAAAGCGCTTCGACCCGTCAATACCCTCACCTTCACCCAGCGGCTCACAGCCCATGCGCTTCTAACGGAGCGCATCGAGCTTCTAGAGAGTGGCCTTTGTAAATACAAAGACCCCAACGCCAACGATACGACGATCGCGGCCGAACTTGGCCCTGAATACAACAACTCCAACATTAAAAGCATCCGGGCCGAGTGCTTTGGGCGCATCTGGAAACAGCCAGCAGCGCCGGTGCAACAACTCGCGCCAGCGCAAGACTTCGCGCCCGACATTCAACGATTGTTCGAGGCGCACGACCAGATGGCCGAAGCCACAAATAAAGCGAACCGAGACGCCGCCACAAAAATCGAGGCTTTGACCACCCGCTACCATCACGCGATGGAGCGCATAGAAGTGCTCGAAAAGCGCTTCACCGGCCTACTGGAGAAGGTAAACCGCAGATGAACCAGGCCGACTACGACTTCTGGAAGGCCGCCATGCGAGGGGAGCGGCCGGAAATGACGCCGGGAACGCCGCATTGCGGATTCTATCGCGACAGCAACAAGCGCGCCGTGGCGATATGGAAGGAGGACGGAGAATACGTCTGTCAGGTGACGAGCGGTTACACGCCGCGCCACCTTGACGAGATCGACGACCTTTTTGGCTTCATTGGCCGGACCCCCATCACGCGCGAGGTTTATCTCGCGAAGCAGCGCGGCGAGCCGTGGCCCGAGCAAGTGCCCGCAATCGTCACAAGCGGGCACAACAACCCGCCCGAGGACGCGCCCGCGCCGACACCCGACGCCGCGCTGTTGGCAGAGATCGAGGCCCACGCGAAGGCCGTCGTCGAATGGCTCGCGGAGTTGCCGGGCCGATTGCCGACGACTCAGGCCGAGGCCGACAAGTGCGAGAATTACGCGATCGAATTCGGCAAGCTGGAGAACAAGGCGAAGGCGCTTCACAAGGAGGAAAAGGCCCCGCACCTGGAGGCCGGCCGGCAGATCGACGCGAAATGGTTCGGCCCCATCATTGAAAAGGCCACCGCCCTAAAAATCCGCATCCGCTCGATCGGGCTCGACTGGCTCAAGGCCGAGAACAAGCGCCGCGAGCAGGCCGCGTATGAGGCGAACCGGCTCGCGCGCATCGAGCACGAGAAGGCTCAAGCCGCAGCCGCACACGACGCCGCGGTGTTTCAAGCGCCGCCGCCAGCCCCCGAGCCGTTCAAGGAGATCGAGGCGAAGGCCGCCACGGTCGGAACCGTCCGCGTCACCCACAAGGCCCGCAAGTCCGTAACTTACGAAGTTGACGACTTGCCGGCCGCTTGCGCGTTTTTCGCCACGCAAGACGAAGTGGCCGACGAGCTCGTTAAGACGATCACCACCCTTGCCAAGCGCGCCGGCGCCGCAGGGATAACCGTGCCCGGAATCCGCAGAATAGAGACTTAACCGCAGCATATCAGGACGCGGCCACAAAACTTCACGGACAATTCAGGAGATTTGCATGAACGCCCTTGTAACCCAAGCCCCCGCCGTCTCGCGCGCCCCGGAGCGCCTCATCGTGCACGATCCTGTAGGCGTGCTCGATACTGCTCGCTTCGAGCACCTTATGCGCATTGCGAAAGTCATGGCATGCAGCAGCCTTATCCCGGACTCGCTCACCATCAAGGACAAGAAGCCCCTCGAATTCGACGCTGTTTTGGGGAACTGCTTTCTGGTCGTAAATCAGGCCGCGCGATGGAACGCCGACCCCTTCGCCGTGGCGCAATGCGTTTCCGTTGTGCGCGGAAAGATTTGCTACGAGGGCAAGTTGATTGCCGCGATCATCGCCGCCAAGCTGGGCGTCCGCCTAGCCTATGTGTGGAATGATCTTCCCGGCGACAATTTCGGGATCATCGTCAGCGGGATAATTCCCGGCGAAACAGAACCGCGTTCCATCTCCGGGACCGTTGGCCAGTGGAAAACCGAAAACGAGCAGTGGAAAAAGAACCCGCGCAATATGCTCGCATATCGCGGGTCGCGCGAATGGGGCCGACTACACGCCGCCGACATCATGCTGGGCGTCTATTCGCCCGACGAACTCGAAGACCTCACCGACAACATGAAGGCGACGCGCGCGCGGGACGTGACGCGCAAGGAGCCGCCCGCGCCCCCGCAGGACGAGCCGAAGCAGAACGCGAAGGAGCCAGAGCCCGAGAGCTTCCAAGACGAACTAGCCGAACTCGCCAAGCAGCGCGAGGCGGCGCAGGCGGAGGCCGACGCGATGGAGCGCGCCGCGGCCTTCGCCAAGATGCGCGAGGAAGAAGCCGCCCGCGTCGCCAACGCCCTCGCAGAGCAGAAGCGAACCGCAGCCGCGATCAAAGCCGGGTACGACGCCGAGGAAGCCGCCCAATTCAAGCGCGCAAAGGCTAACGCAGAAGAACGCCGAGAGGCTGAGGAAGAAGCCGCGCTCGCCGCCGTGGAGGCCAATCAGCGCGCCATTGCGGCCGAGGAAGCCGCCGCAGCGAAGCGCACGCCGCCGAACCCCGACGACGGGCTCGAACTGACAGACGAGCTTATGGCCGACTTGACCGCCAAGGCGCAGGCGAGAGAAGCCCCAAACCCCGCGCTAAAGGCCTTGATCGAGGAAGGGACCGCCCACGCGGAGAACGGCCGCAAAGCGCCGGACGGGCTTGACCGCTGGTATAACGGGCTGTGCGTCAAAGACCTCGACATCATCAACCCACACATGCGGCAGCTTATCGCCGTCGCGAAGAAGGCAGACGGGAGGGCGCTGTGATGGAAGAAACGGCATTGAAGCGCGAGGCGGAACGCGCCGCCCCAATCTACGAGACGCGGCCACCGAGCCCCGGCAGGGGCTACGCCGTGGGCGACGACGTTTACATAAACGCAGGCGGCCGAGTCACGCTACCCGAGGGCGCGGTCGTCACCACGCCGGGCGGCAAGCGCTACGTCGTCACGGGGACAAACCTTAGCGAAGACCCCGGGAACCGGGCGGCGCGCCGCAAGGCAGGGAGCCAGCGCAAATGAGCGAGTGTGACGATAGGGAGATCGAGCGCTTAAAGGCGGTCGTCGAGCGCCAACACGACACGATCGAGCGCAACGGCCGCATAATAGCGGCCTACGCCGCCGAGCACGACGAGATAAACGCCATCAACGCGGCGCTCGTCGGGCGCGAACTCCCGATCTTGGAACGCGCGCGCCTCGTCGCTTCTCGCTTCGCTGAGTTGGAGGCCTCTAAATGACGCGCCGCGCCGCCCGCGAGAGGTTGGCGCGGCAGGCTATGGGGAAGCTATCGCGGGACGATAGCGAGAACGAACCTAAGCCCGCACCAGAACCGGGTGCGGGAATTCCCGCGCTAAGTATCGGAAAAATAAAGGAAGCAAAAATGATAATGGCAGGCTTTGAAATGGCAATCGGCGCCGCGCTGGCAATTGGGGCCGGATATTTAGCCCTATTCGCGATTGCGCTGGTGTTTGCGTTGATACATCGGCTGTTTTTCGCCTTCGCGGACTCGCGCGTCGGCCAATGGTTATTGGGGCACATGTGAGCGCCCCCCCCCACCCACTAATCGACCTTGATGTGACCGCCCCAAAGAGCAGCGCCCCAGCCGGCGATCATCAGCATCCCCAGCGCGAGCGCCGTTAAAAAGGCGTTCCCTATCTTATAGGCGATCGAGTCCCATCGCCGCTTCCAGGTGGCCGCCCACATGAGCGATTGATAGGCGTCCGCGCGCCCCTTTGCCGTGCGGAAATCGAGCCCCGCGCCGTCCGCTTCCCGAAGGAAGGCGTCGAGGCAGCAGCCCGCCTCGTCTCTCTCTTGTGTGCCCGGCATGGCCGCAGCCCCATCGTTCGAGTGTTAGGAGGCGAGTGCACCGGGCTTGGGGCTCGACAGGCCGTGCAGCGCGGAGTTGACCGAGCCAAGCAACAGCGCCGCGAGGGCCGCCGAGGCCGCCATTTTCGCGCCCGGCCCCTGGCCGAGCAGCGTTGTAAATTCCGCCGTAGCGCCGCCCAGCGCCCCAGCGACAGCCACGCCCACATTGAGCAAAGCCGAGACATTAGGATTGATCGAGAACATTTTTGAACCTTTCAGAGCCGGTCTATGTCGGCGACGAACCGAGGATAGGAATAGACGCAGAATTCGAGGGCGAGGCAGAGGGTAAAAACCCCGTAGTCATTGAAGATCAGATGCACCATTTTCACCACCCCCTCAAGCCGCCTTTGCGAACGGAGAAACGCGGAACGCGGCGAGCGCCGAGCGCGCGTATTTGATGCGGTCCGACAGCGCGACCACGCCCGCCATTTCGTAGGTTTTCTCGAATGAGCGCGTGGCGTCTTCGACCGTCTTCGCGGCGCGCAGGCCGATCGCCGTGGCTTTGAAGTTGGTCGATAGTTCGAGAATCAGAAAGCCAAGATTGGCCTCATCGGACTCCCAAAAACAGCCGTGCTTTCCGCACCACGCATGGAACGCCAGACGGCGCGGGCCAGTCCACATCGCCCAGCCGTCGCCGCCCTCATTCGCGGGCTTGCCTATTTCGTGCAGGATGACGAGCCCCGCCGACTCGCGGCCGAAGTTGCCGAGCGCGCCGGCCGACTGGAAATCCTTGAGCCCAAAATGATCCATCAGCACCCGCATGATGCGCGGGCTTTTCACGTCGAATTCAGCCATTTTCCACTCCCAAAAGTTACAAAAAACGCCGCGCGAGTTTTTGGATCACGCGGCGCAAGGTTCGACCAAGGGGTATTACTTGATCGGGATGGGAAGGGTGGAAAGCGTCACCGGAACCGGCAGGCCGCTGGCGTAAGTCTGCAACTGCGCGGCGCTCACCGGCGCATAAGGCAAGCCCGCGATCGTCGGCGCGGCGAAGGCGTTGAAGTGATAATTCAAGCCGACCGTCACGACATGCTCTTGCGGGCGATACGAGACGAGATAAGTGGACAGCGCGCCCGTGCCGGGAGCATCGCCGTAGGAGAACCCGCCAAAGCTGGCCGTCTGTTTCGCCAGCGAGACGAATTTATATTCGGCCTTGACTGACCAGCCCGAGCCGATCAGCGCCTCGACGCCCGCGCCGAGGTTCCATCCGGCGACGAGCGAAGACGACGCGGCGTTGCCGTAGGTCGCGGCCATAGCCGAGCCGAACGACTGAACGCCGGTATTTTCATGCGCCCAGGCGAGGCCGCCCTTGCCGTAGACCAGCACCCCCGGCGAGACGAGGTAGCCAAGGCGGACGTCAGCCGTGCCGGCATAATTCCAGGCGCGGCCAATCTGGGCCACGGAGGGAGCAACGCCGAGGCCCGGCGTAACGAAGGTCGAGGTTCCCGCAGGCGTCACGTTCGACACCGCGTCGAACTCAGCGCCATAGACGAACGAGCCGGTATGGAAATTGTAACCGAGCGTTCCGCCCGTCAGAAAGCCGTCGGTGTTCGGCTTGACGGTCGCCGGGACGCCGAGGGCGTAGGCCGTATAAACCGGATAGGGGCCGTTAAGGCCGGACTGATAGACGCCGTTTGAGAAGGCTTCCAGATTGCCGACGCCGGTCGAGAACCCGACGCCCGCGAGAATTCCGCCGTAGCCGCCCGACCACAGATCGACCGGGGCGACCACCAGGAGGGGCGCGGGAGGGGCCTTCGTTGACGGAAGGTCCGCCGCATTGGCCTGGAAGCAGTAGCCGAGGCCGACCAGCGACGCGAACAGCGCCACCGCGATAAACAAGCGAGTTTTCATGATTTGCCCTCAGTTTTTGGGGAGCGAAGCGAGTAGAGCGCGGAGCACTATGCGGCCAAGATCGCGGCGCGCGGGGGCGGTTTCCCGGCTATCCACAGCGGCTTACCCGCGAGTGTTGCAAAAATACATCAGTTGACGCGCAGGGGATATGCGTCAGTGATAAGTCCAACTAGTGCCGTCGCAAAACACCAATTGCCTTGTGGTTCCCGTTGTCGATACCGCTTGGCGATAGGTTGGCGACGCAATGCCATTGCTGATTACCTGAGTTGTCCCAGGATATGCGCTGCAAGTATTGAGTGTCGCGATCGTAACTACATTATAAATATAGCCGCCCGCAACCGACGCATCGAGGTAGAGGAAAGCGCCGGATAAAGCGTTGCCAGTAAGGCTTGGCAATCCTGCAATAGAGACAGACGTTGGCCCTATTGAGAGTGCCTTAACTGTCCCACCCTCAGCGGGATTCGAGGGGTTGGTATTGTATGGGTCGGTGGAGTTTCCGCAACTTCCATTTGGGCTATTTTGATAATAGCCGAAAAACGTAGACTTGTTGCTGTCGTTGCAGTTTAGCACAACGTCAGTATAAGCAGTCCCGCTTTCGTATCCCTCGTAAGTCTCACCGATATAATAGCTTCCAAGCGACCCTCCCTCTAATATACCAAAACGCAAACTGGTGTTATAAAACCCTCCAACAGAAAGCGACGAGCCCGTGTTGTTGCCTCCAACCCATCGCCCGACTATGGAGCGCTCGCTTCCGAAGCCGTAGTCCCGGCTATTGTCGCAATTTGTGCTTCCACCACTATTGCATGACATTTGCATGCCGGTCGGCCACCCAATCTCATATACGTTGTGACTTTCCCCGGATGCTCGCCGCTTAAACGCGGCGGGAATCAGCCACATCTTTCCGCTGCCGGCAGTGTGGGTTTTCGTGGCGAGAACCGTCGCGTCCATATAGGCGTTGGTCATAGTGAGCGTTTGAGCGCCTAAAGAGCCGACCGTCGTCGAAACGGTCGTGCCATAGGGGAATGCGTCAGACCAAATCAGGTCGCCCGGAACCCATAGATATGGACCTCCCGTCGTGGTGACGGTAGTGCTACCGGTGGTCGTCGTCACCGTCGAGGCCTTGGCGGCCGGTAGGCGGAAAAGATACGCGGATTGGTAAACGGGCGTCGTGGTAACGGCGAATCCCGTCGCGAGAGTTACCGTCGCTCCACTGACCGAGGCTAGATAGGCCCCGGGCGGCGTCGCCAATGCGACATCGGTTTCGGTTCCGCCCAGCATAATTACGCCGTCACCGGCGGCGAAAAATGGGACCGTTAGGTCTGTCACAGCAAAGGAAGTAACGGCTGGGATCACCGTGATCCCGGACGTGATCGGCCCTGCACTCGAAAATATCCCCAGGGAAATAATCGAACACCCGCGAACATCGGAGGTAGAGCCCCAATCCTCGATTACACCATCGACGCCCGCCGCGAAAACAAGATGGACATTGTCGGCGCGGAAACCACCGCCGCCGCAGTCGATGTTAAGACCGAAGTTGGCAAGATCAAGCGGTGACGAGAAGTAATATTCCACGCCGCCAACCGTATTTGGCGAATTGAGGGAGTAAAGCCCACTCGGATTTGTCGCCATCCAAGCCACGGATAGAGGGCCGTTATCAGTTCCGCCCGCCGTGAAGATGGCGCGCAAGTCAAAGGACGGATACGCGGAGCCGCCCGAACCGCAAGCCGATCCTGTCCCCGACAAAACGCCGGCCGTGAATGTGGCGCAGCCAGTCCCCGCCCCGGTCAACGCAATGTCGCCGACCCCGAAAGTTTGCAGGGAAGACCAAGAATTCGCGTGCGCGGGATTGAGCAGCAAATTGACGGGTCCCGTCGTCGGGCTGACTGTCAATGAGCCGTTGGAACTGCCGACCGATGCAACCGGACTCCCGGAGCCGCCAGAACTGGGCGTCCAAGCCCCGGTTAAAAGATTCGCCGTGCCGATTTGAATGAGACAAGTCCCATTTTTCATCAGGCAGACGGGCGCGGCAGTCGGCGACGCGCGATTGACGCCCCACGTCAGAGACGTAAAGACCTGGCCCGAGGCGGGAGCCGAGCAAGCCAGCAGCGCGCCCGCGACCAGCAGCCGCAGGAATTGAACGATTTTCATGTGTTCGCCTCAGTAGGTGAAGGTCGCGGCCAGCGCGAAAAGCGTGTTCATTTGCGCCGTGGTGTAGGCCAGCGTCGATTGGATGAACGCGGCGGCTGGCCCCGTTGAAGTGAGCAACGGCCCCGTCATGTAAGCGGACGAGGCGACGTTGTTCGCGGCTGGCGTCGCTTCATCGACGGTTTCAAGGACGCCTTGCGCGAGAAGGGCTTGGCGCATTTGATCGCGCGTGACCACGGCAGCAGCCGACGCGGGAGGGAAATTGACGGTTTGCGGAGTGTAGGTCATGCGCGCGGCCTTATGTTTTGATGTAGCCGGCAAAATAGCCCGATGGATCAAATGTCGCGTAGTTGGGGAGTTGGAATGTCGTGGAACCGTCGCCGGCCCCGTAGTTAACCCCGATAACCGCGAACAACGCCGCGTAAGTAGTCCGCGATACGAGCGCCCCATTGCAAGCCAGATAACCGGTCGGAAGATAAGTCTCTCCTGTGAAAATAATCATTCCTGTGAATATCGGGAAGTTCGCCGCGACTGACGCAGCGACGGCCGCCGCTATCGCCGCCGTGACGGTCGCCGGGACGGTAGAAGGATTATCGACATATTCCTTCGTCGCGGCATCGGTCGCGGCGATCGGGTCCGCCATGCCGACGATGCGATTAGCCCCCATTGGAAAATTCGCCTCCATCGCGCCCCGCCCGAGGCGGTCGAGCGAATTAGTCAGTTCGGCCGCGAAATCGCTATTTTGGCCGTTGTATGCGAGGCTTGAGATTGGCCCACCGGGGACCGCCGCGTCGCCGGGCGGAAGGGTGTATTGGCCGCTCGAATTTCTTGCCACAGGGGAGCCTCGAATGTTGCTTAAGGGGATTGTTTGCTCAGTCGTGCTTATCGCCATCTTGAAGTTGATGGCGGTCGGCTTGAACGGCGTTTTCGCGGATTATGGTTTCGCTGTAGGCATGGCGGTTTGTGCCGTCAGTTGCCTAGCCTTACTCGCCTGGGGTTGGCTTTGGGACCGGAGTGAAGCGCGCCATTCGCAAGCAGAGCAGCCGCCAGAGCCGACCGATCCCCGATCTTTTGACCTGTAGCCGCCGCCGCCTCGCTTCGCGTTTCGCTGGCGCGGAGAGCCCGGACATAGGCGTCGCGCTGGGGGCCGCTCGACGAGAGGATTCGCGCGACCTCCGGGTAGCTTTTCGTCACGCCAAAAACCTTGTCGATCGCGCCGCCGCCAAATTTGCCGATTCCCTTAGAGATCGCATGGCCGATCGTCGAAACCGTCCCGATTCTAAAGGGCGCCATTTCCTTGATGGCTTGCGCGCGTGGGGCGGTTTCCGAGTTGTTGAGAAGCCGGGCCGCAGTGTCCGCGAATTTCCTTTCGCGATCCACGGAGCCGACGAAGTTTTGCGTTGGCTCTTGGCCGAAAACATGCCCCAGCGTGTCGCGGTTGAAATCGCCCTCTCCGCCGATGATGTATTTTCCCGCCGTAATGTCGTTCGCCGTGTTGCGGATTTTCCCTTCCATCGCGCCGCGCAGGCCCATCGCTTGCGCCGCGCGCTCGCCCGGTTCCATCCCAGCGCGATCGAGCGCAACCCGATCGGGCCAGGGAGCATCGGCGCGCAGGAGCTTGGAGCCAGACGCCACCGCCTCGCCGCGCTTCGCTAGGGCCGCGCTGGCCGCGTTCGCCTCCGCATAGCCCGGCACTTGCGTTTCAAGCGCGTCATTCAGCGAAAAGCGCGCCTGTTTCAAGCGGGCCTGCCCCGTCTTGAGCGCCCCGCCCGGCAATCCAAGCGCCGCGTCATCCGGGTATTCTATCGCCTTGTCGAGTTCCTTTTTGACCTCGTGGAGAAGGTCAGCGCGCGTTTGCGGGATCGTCGACGGCGCTACGGTCGAGCCGTCGCGCCCGGTAAACCGCGCCCGATATTCCGCCGCCGACATGCGGTCGCCGTTCGGATTTGTCCGCGCATCGTTTGCCGCATTCCATGCGTCAACCACATCGGAGTCATGCGCCGAATACGTCGGATGCTCGCCGAGCTTGTCGAGCATATCCTGGACGGTCGTTTCGCCGATCGAGTCTGAGGTTCCGTCGCCGAGAAACCCCGCCTCGTGGACCATTTCGCGCATCAGGTCCGGGTGAAGCCCATCTTTCCTGACCAAGCCGGGGAACCGATCAAGACCGAGTGATTTAAGATCGCCGTTCACGTCGCGCATCCCGCCCGCGCCATTAATAAAATTGACCATGTTTTGAGGCTTGGGCGGCATGGAAGGCGCGGCCGACAGTGGCATGGCGCTTGATACGAGGGCGTCGGCGTCCGGGTTCGGCGCGTGCAGCATATCGTGCACGCGCGTCAGCGCCTTGTGAATATCCGTCCCAGGGGCCGACTCGCTAATCAGGCCGTTCACCCGATCAATGACCGGCTGCACGTCCACCGGAGGCGGGGCCGGATGCGCGAGGCTTTGCCCGAGGGCGGCGCCATAATTCGCGCTATCGACCGTGGAGCGATGGTCCGCAATGTCCTGTTGCGCCTGTATGGGCTCGACAGCCGTCCCAAAATTGTCGTTAACGTCCGAGGTAAGCCGACCCGTCGTCGCCGCCTCGCGCTTGCGGAGCGCCGCCGCCAGGATGTTTTGCGCTTCCTCTGAGTTGCCGGCCGCGCCCTGCCCCTTGCGAAGCATCGAAGGGGCCGTATCCAAAAGCATGGCGTCAGGGCCGAGCGTCGCGGCTTGCGATTCCACCGCGCCCGGCTCGGAAGCCCGCAACGCCTTCGCCAGGATACTGCCGGCCGGCTTGGATATGTCGGGGCCGAAATCGCCCCGCGAGTCAACGAGCGCCGAATAGCCCTTGCCGATGGCCGCGCCAACCGGAGCGACAGCGCCGCCGAGGATCGCGCCAGAGCCCGCGCCCTTGAACCCGCTATTAACGGTCGCGCCGACGTCAGACCAGTCCGGCGCATCATTGACGCCCTGGACCGCGCCGACCGCCGCGCCGCCCGCCATTCCCTGCCCGATCTTGCCGAGCATCGTAGGAGCCGCATCAGGCAGCGAAGCAGCAACGCCGGGGATCGTCGCCGCCGCAGCGAGGCCGCCGACATTGCCGACGATGTTTCCTGCCGCGTTGGCGATAGGATGTTCCGTCGCATAGGCATTCGTCAGGTCGCGCTGCTTCGCTAGATTGCCCTCATAGTCGCCCGCATCGCCGCCGACGCCGGTTTTCGAGCCGAGGAAGGCAGCGAGCCGATCCGCGCCGCCGAAGGTGATCCCGTTTGCCAGCGAGCGAACGACGTTATCGACCGACAGCGCGCCCTTGTCTTCGACCGGGGCCGAGTCTGGACCGCCGCGAGGCGTCGAGCCGTCCGACCACCCGTAATGCTTGGCAAGCGCGCCGCGCACCACGTCCGGGGGCGTCCCGTCAGGGAAGGAGAAGGTCGAGCCATCGGGGCCGGAAGCTGTGACGCTCATTGAATGAGGTTCCCTTTAGCGTCAAAATTGTAATGAGCCGGGCCGGCAGGGGCGGGAGCCGCGACGGGAGCCGCAGGAGTCGCGCCACCCGGCGGAGGCGTTTGGAGCGGAGGCAATTCGCCAACGACGCCGCCTTGCAGATTGGTTTTCGTGTCCTGAATCGCCCGATGCGTGTTTGCGATTTCCTTGTGCATCATGCGCGCAACCGCGTCATAAACCTCTGGTGATTGCGCCGTCCCAAGCATCGATTCCGCATGCGAGCGTTGCGAGTCGGTCGGGACGCCAACGGGCGTCGTAGCCTTGGCGTAGTCATTGATTAGCGTATTCGTCGCCGTCGCGAACGCAGCAAGCTTCGGGTCGGAAAGGGCCGTTTGCCCCATTTGCATAACTTGGTTCCACGGACGCCATTGACCCCGGGGAACCTCCGCCGAAGCCCGCAGCGCCGTGTCGATCGTCGAGGCCGCCGCGTTGCCGTAAAGCGCATTGTTAGCGACGGCCGGCCCGAGCGCGCGTTGTTCCGAGTTTTCGCCTACCCAATTCGCGCGATTTTGACCGCGTTGGTGCGCCTCAAGCACCGGGTCTTGATTGCCAACCGCAGACGAATAATCGACTGCTCCACGGATAAGCGCCGCGCCTTCCTTTGTCCGAGACAGCCCAGGAGGGACGGGGAGCCCTTGGCGCAGCATTTCGCCGAGCGTCTTTTCGGACTGAGAATAAATCGGAGCGCCGTTTTCGTCGACGGCGCGAGGCGTCACGAGAGAGGCAGGCGACTGATAGAGGACATGCCCTTGATTATCTACCAGCGCGCCATTGACGACATGCGCTTTCGACGCCTCCGCCCCGTGGGTTTGCTGATATTTTGTGAAATCCGGGTGCGTTAGAGAATATTCAAAGTTTTTCTGTTCCGCCGTTTGCGTTTCTTTGTCCGCGTTGGCGATCGTCGTAAATTTCCCCGTCGAGTCGTATTGCCCGAATTGCCCCGTTGTCGGGTCTTTCACAATAGCGCCAGTCGTCGCGCCTTTGAGCCTCGCGGCCAACAGCGTCGCCGCGACTTGCTTCGTCCCGTCATCCGCCCACGGGTCCGACATCGCGCCCACCAGCGATGCGATTTGCGCCCTGTCTTTGGGACTGCGAAGCGCCGCCGCGAGAGCCGGCGCGTTTGGCGCGGGAGCAGCTGGCGCGACGGCCGGGACCGCGACAGGCTGTGAAGTCGCGCCGGGAACCGGAACGCCAGCGCTCGCCGGGATGTTGAGCCCCGCGCCGACCGGAACGGGATTTGTCGGCGCGTCGTCGCCCTCGTCGCCTTGAGCGATCACGGGAGCGGGAGCCGCCGCGACAGCTACCGGGGGCGCTTGCGGAGGGGCCGTCATCGAGGGCGGCAGCGCGCCGACGCCAGCGCCAGCGAAGGCTTGCGGGCCGGGAGCCGGCGAAGCAGCTTGCGCCGCGGCCACGCCGCCGATTTCAGCCGGGGGCGTCCAAGCGCCAGGGGCGCGCAGACTGGCAGCGAGGGCCGCACGTTGCGCCGCTTGTTGCGCGGCGACAGCCGGCGCTATTTCGCCAGGAGGCGACCAGCCACCGCCCGCAGCGGCGGGAGCAGCCGTCGCCAGAGCGGGCGGCATGGTCGCGCCGAGCGCGGGAGGCGAGAAGCCATCCGTTTGAATGGGCGGCAGCGGCGCAGGGGCGGCAGATGGAGACGCGACGGGCGCGGGAGCGGCGAGAGGGGCCGAGGCGACTTGCGGGCCGCCAGCGCCATAGAGCGCAGCGACTCCCTTGGGATCGTAATGCCGCAGCACGTTAGCGACATAATTTGGATCACCACCGCCATTGTATGAATTTAGCGCCTTCGTGAGTTGCGCCGGGTCATTCCAGTCAATCCCCGGATTTCGCGCGGCGAGATACTTCAAGCCAAAACGCGCGTTCGCGAGCGGGTCATTGACTTTCGACATATCGAACGGCGCGAGGCCGTAGCCGGGATCGGCCGCCGTTCCTTGCGTGATTTGGAACAGGCCGCCAGTCGGAGCGTTCGGGTTTAGCCGACTCTCTTGCGTCGCCATCGCGTGCGCGACCGGGAGAGGGATTCCGTTTTCATTCGCCGCCGTTTGGATGGCCGACAGAACAGCGGGCGAGCCCGGAGCCGCCACACCGGCCGCAGCCGGCGCCGCGCTATCGTCCGACGCGACCGCCGCGCCAGGGGCCGCAGGCGTCGCGCTGTTGTCGTTTCCGAGCGCCGCAGCCAGGACCGCCGCTTGCGTCTTCGCGGATTGCGCCGCGCCGGCTTGTTCGGCTTGGTCCGCCTGCCCCGAGTAATATCCGCCCAGCAGCCCTTGAGCGACGCGCGCCGCCGCCTGCCACCCCGAGCGAACGGGCGAAGCGTCGGAAGCCTCTTTCGCCAGCGCGTCGGCGAGCGCCTGGCGCCGCTTCACCGCGTCAGGCGTGAGCACCGTTTGCGGGTTGTTCGGATCGAGGCGTTGCGGCGCGGGAGCGGCGAAACCGTCAAAAAGGGACATTAAGCGGCCCTCCGGCGCGCGATGACGCCGAGGCCGCCGGGCGTTACGACCTTATGGCCGCCGATCGACCGCACCGCGCCAGGGGCCTTTTTCTCAATCTCTTGCGCCATCGGCCCCACGGTTTTCGGATAGCTTTTCGGGTCGCCCTTGTAGCGATACGCATACATTTCAAGCCCGGTTTTTGAGTCCTTGCCGAGCTTGGAAATGTCGGTTTTGTCTTCGCGGTCGGACGAGAAAGCCTTAATCCCCGCGCCGCCGAGGGTCCCGCCGAGCGATGCAAGGCCGCCAAGCGCCGCGTCATATTGCGCCGTGGCGTTGTTGTAATTCGCTTGCGTCGCGCCCATCGTGTTCGGGGCCGTGATCGACTCTTGCGGCGTGGCGACGAGCGACGAATTCGGCGTCGTGACTTGCGAGCCGCTTTGCAGCGCCGTGAGGGCGTTCAGAGGGGCGTCATAGGCGGTTAGCGCCTCTTGCTGGGCCTGCGCCTGATCGCCGACGAACATTTGATCGTAAGCCGTGTTTTTGGAGTTGTTGAACTGCTGCATTTGCGTCGTGTATTCTTCCGAGCCCGGCATGACGCCTTCCGCCGCCAGCGTGGCGGCTTCCTGATTGCCGGCCGCCGCCCATTGCGGGTTTAGGGTGTTTTCCTCATCGGAATTCACCTGAGCGTTGATTCCGCTAAAGCCGAGGTCCGGCCCCTGGCCGGAAAGCGCGCCGGCGCCGGACGACGCGAGCGTGTTCGCAATTCCGCCCTCCGTCGCCTGGGCTTGCGTGCCCTCGTTGAAAATTTGCTGTTCAATCGGGGAGAGCGTCGTGTTCGCCGCATAGCCGCTCGGAGACGCCGAGTCTGGCGAGTAGGTCAAACTCCCATAGGCGTTATTCTGATCGACCATGTTCATTTGCTGTTGCTGCGTAGCCGCCGCCGTGTTCGCCTGAGTTTGCATCAGGGTTTCGAGTGCGACATTGGGCTGTTGCGGTGAATTCATGGAGTGTCCTTGATGATGGTTTGAGAGCGCCGGAGCAGCACATAACGCGCGCCATGTTGATCGTGGCCGAAATAGTCGAGCGCGATTCCCTCGCTCACAAATCCGAGCAAGCGCATTCCGCGAATTGCCGCGTGGTTGTCGTGGCGCGTCACACACGACACCCGGCAGACGTCGAGCGGGGCTCCAAACGCCTTGCGAAAGATCGCGCGGAGATCGCGGCGCGACACGGCGGGACCAAGCGCCGCCGTCATTTGCACGTCAGAGAGCGTCCAAGAGTTGTAAACGACCGCGCCCGTCGCCTCGCCCCCGACCGAGATCAGATAGCCGACGAACGGCGGAACAAGGCGAATTCCAAGGCGCGCGTCGAGATAGGCTTTAGCGCCCGCGTTATCGTGGACGATCACGCCATCAGACTCCCGTCCTCGTAAAGAACGGTCGTCGAAAGCAGCCGAATGTCAGGCTGCACCGCTGAATTTATCGAGCCCGAAAGGATAGGCGCGACAGCAAACCCGAGCCCGTAGCAGGGGGACCACTGCGAGAAGGTTTTTAGCGTCGCGCCCCACGTCGCCACATCCCACAGCGATACATCCCACGTCGCGCCCGCGAGAGGGCCGCCAAGGACGCCAGCGGGCAGCGGCATCGTAATGTCGAAATTCACATTCACATTGACTTGCAGCGGGGCGGAAAAGTTGGCGAGCAAGTTGGGCCGCACCATACGGACAATCTTGCCGTGCGCGTCATCGGCGCCGAGCGTCGAGAACGACGGGAAGATGACCACGGAATAGGCCGCGCCGTTATCGGAACCGCCGCTTTCGCCGGCCATGACCACGCCGGCCGAGGTTCCGAAATAAAGCTGATTTTCGAGGACGGCGTAAGACTGCGAGTCCCACCCGACATAGCTCGCCCAGGCCCCGGAGCGCGTATTCGTGACGAACTGCGTCCGATCGGATGGCGTCGCTTGCGGCAAGTTGACGATCGCGAAAGATTCGCGCGGCCATATACAGACCGCCCAACCAGACAGCCCGCCGCGCGCGACAACGGCGTCGTGCCAAGCCGGCGCGATTGACGCCGTGAGAGCTTGGTTCTGCAGCGACAATTGATCCAACTGCATCACGTTTGACATAGCCACTATGCCATCTTCCGTGAGAATAATCAGATCGCCGCCGCTCTTGAAAAGGCAGCGAATCCCCAGCGGCTTGGAAATCTGGAATACGCCTTGCAGCGCCCAGGCCGTATCACCGGGCCACAGCCCGGAATAGATCGCGACTTCGCCCTCGCTTGTGACAAAACAGCAGGCGTCGTAAGGGCCGGAAACGGCAGTAACCGACCACGCGCCGCCCGCAACGAGGTTGCCGCCCTTGTGAAATATGCCCGCCAGCGGCAGCAGCGTCGCAACGCCGCCGATCGAGGCGACCGGGAGGTAATAGGCGTTGAGCGAATCCGCTTGGCAGAAATAAAGACGATCCTTGAACGTCCAGACTTGCGACATCCCCGCGCCCGCGAGCCCCCACACAGGGGGCGTCGAATAGGCCGTGATGGCGACACCAACGCCGGTCGCGGTGACGGGCTGAGTCAGCGTCAGATAGCCCGACCCAGGAACCAGCGAGGCGATAAAGGTTCCGTCCGGGATTCCGCTCGTGGTCGGGTTTCCCGTGGTTATCGCCTGCCCCACCGCGAGGTTCGCGAACGAGGCCACGGCGGAAACGCGAAAGCCATTGATAGTGATGGTTTCGGCGGTTGAGCCGCCCGTCGCCGGCAGGCTTATCGTGATGGTGAGCCCGACAGAATCCCAAGAGAGGATCGTCGCCCCGATCGGGATTCCAGAACCGGAAATCGGGCAGTTCGCCGCGAGTTGCGTCCAGTCAGAGCAGACAATGGCGGTAATCGTCGGCGAGCCGCTGGACGGGGTTCCCGTGACCGTGAAAACGCCAAGCGTGCCCGTCGTCGAATAGGTTTTCGTGAATTGCGTTCCGTCATAGGTCATCGGCAGATCGACGCCATCGACGATCGACAGAACCGTGTTGCCGGCGAAATTCGTGAAGTTGGCCGCCTCGATATTCGCCGCGCCGAGGCCCGATAGCAGCGGAGAACCGACCGCGCCATCAGCCGTTACGTCATAGATATTATTCGCGCACGCGGCGATCATTTTGGAAAGAGCGCCGTTCGTCCAAACCCACAGCGAAGTGACCGGACTCGCCGGCATCCCCGTAGCCCAATTGAACGATCCGTAGCGCGCGCGCACATAGTCCAGGCGCGGAAAGGCGTTCTGCAGGACGTAGGCGGTCCCGGCCGGGGCTTGAGACATATTGCCGCCGACCCACCAGCCCTTAGTCGGGGCCGGCAGGGTGAACGGCTTTGCGACCTCGACGCCGCGAGGCTTGGAGGCGACGGGCTTTAGCCTCACGAGAATTGCCCCGACGATCCGGCATCGGAATTGTCGGCGATCAGACCAGGGAAGAACGCGGACGGGTCAAAAGTTCCGCCCTTGTTCGACATGGACACCATGCGGCCCGTATCTTCCTGCCCGGCCGTCGCGTCAAAGCGCCGCTCATATTCCGCGAAACGCTCCGCGTATTGCAGCCCCTTGGCCTCTTTCCACCGCCAAATCACCCCGAGCTCGATCAGGCTTTCGTCAATCAGCGACGTGTTGAGGTCGGCTGTCCATCGCGGGCGCCGCGTCGCGCCATCGACATCGAGCACCCAGCAGGAGGACCGATATTCCAGCGTCACGAGTTCGCCGGCCGCCAGCGCGGGCCAGATTTCAATATTGCCGCCGATCATGCGCCACAGCGGGCGAATAGGCATCGCCGGCAGCGCTTTCAACAAAAGCAGCCGCTCCGGCATGATCGGGCCAGCCAGCGGCAGCAGCGGGTAAAGGTTCGAGACGAGAAGCGACGACTCGCCGAGCGACGCCCAATCGGCGGGGAGCGCCCATACCGTTGTTTTTCCGTCGCCGGTAATGCCGCCCGGCACCTTGAGATTTTTCCATCCCCAGCGCCGCGCCACGTCGTCACCCGTCCGCTGAGCAAGCTGCATCAGCAGCGCCGCAGAGGAATCGAGACTCGCATAGACAGACGAATAGTTATTCGCCACTCCCGACAGTTCCAAAAAGGCATTATTGACGATCGAGAGCAGCGACATTTAGAGGCCTCTAATTTGGAGAGGACGCCCGGCCGTGGCCGAGCGCGCCGGATTAAGCCTTCGCGTCGTGCTTGGCTGCTTGGCCCTTCTGGAATGGCATCCATTCGGCCCACATACCATTGCCGCCGGGCAATTCCTCATCCTGCAACAGTGAGACAGAAGTAAACGAGAACCGCTCGCCGTTGTGGTCAGTGACGGACAGATTGACGCATCGGTCGCCGTGCACATATACCACCGTCGCCGCCATAGGCTGCTTTGGATCGCGGCTGATGGAGCCGCGCTTGTCGCCGCCAAGGCGCAAGTGTTTCAATTGTTCGTCGGTCATGTGAAACAACACGATGCGACCAACCGTGGGAGAAATCATAAGGAGAAGCCTTCTATTAGAGGGAGGGAGGGTTGCGGGTTAAGCCGCAGCCTTGCGCTTGCCGTCGCTTTCGAGGCTTTTCAGCCGGGCCGCCAGCGACGCCATTTCAGACTTGAGTTCCGCGTTGCTTTCGCGGAGCCGCTCGTTTTCGGCGCCGAACTTCGCGGCCGCCGCATTGTCCTTGGCCGAGGCGAGCCACGCCTCCGCCTTCGAGCGCCACACGCGGCCATCCTGGATTTTCGTCACGAGATGGTCCGAGAGGCCCGCGACGTGCTCGACTGAATAAATGCCGAGCGAGTCGAATTCCGCAATCTGAATCGGGGAGAGCAGCGGCCACTCTTTCAGCGGCGTTCCATCAACCGTGCGCGCGACGCGGCTCGTTTTCCATTTCTCATACTGAGCGGCGAACCGCTCCTTAATCGCGTCATCGACCGGATGCGCCGCGACGCTGTTCATATCGCCAGCCACGCGAATCTGAACGATCTCGAATTCCTTGTAAGTCGCCTTCCCGGTCTCTTCCGTGGCGCGCTCATCCTTGACCGGAATCGCCATGAAGATCGGCGTCACACCCTTGTTCATCTGGCCGTAATCGACCGTTCCCCACTGATCGACGCTCGCCGTGGGATCACCGATCGCAATCTGAGAAATATCATCCATTGTTGAAGCGCCTTGCGCATGAGGGGAAAGCCGGCCGGGCGCGATTAAGCGTCCGACCGGGAGCAGCGCGAGCCGCTAAGACGCGGGCAGGAGTGACCCGCGAATTCTGTTAGTTCTGGACGCTGATTTGCGGCCAGCGAAGCAACGCCTCGATGTAGATGGTGGTGGTGAAGTTGATCGAGGCCGCCGTAGCCGTGGCCGCCGCAGACATATTGATCGTGTAGTTGCCGGGCGCGCCCGTGATGCTCAGGATGGTCGTCGAGGCGGGAATCCCCGTGCCAGCGATCGTCTGATTGGGGTAAATTCCGGGGATATTCGGGACGCTCGTCAGAGCGGCCGACAGGTTGGTCGTCGCGCCCCACGTCGAGTTATTGGCCGCCGTGACAGTGGTTCCGGTGTTCGTCGCCGTCGCCGCCGCCGACATCACGATAATGCCGCCCTGAATATCCTTGATGTAAGTGCCGTTCGGGATACCCGTTCCAGAAAGCGTCTGGCCGATAACCTGGCCTTTCGACTGCGACACGTTCGTCAGGTTGACTGAGCCCGTTACCGTGTTCGCCGTGAAGGTCCAAGAGGTCGGGGCCGCCCAGGCGTTCTGAATGCCCATCGAGCCGACCAGAGCCGACGCGGGGGCGTTCACCTGACCGTTGACGGCCGTGGTGTTGAGTGGCTTGCTCTGAGCGTTGACGGTCGCGATATTCATGAGCGAAACGCCGGCGCGCTGCACCCACACGCCATAGACGCCGGCAGCGGGGAACGTGTAGGACCACTGGCCGCCCGAGGCGAATTCCTCGATGCAATCGAGATTGCCGCCAAGGAAGAACGTGCCGACGCTGGCGCCGAACGGATGCACCCCCGTGCCGGTCTGAGAAACGACAGCCTGGAAGCTGTTGTCCCACACCAGCACGTCGCCCTGATTGAGCGTCAGAGACGTTTCGACGGTGAGTGCCAGGAAGACGAATTCCGCTTCCGCCTCGCCGGCGACTACCGAGCCATACGCGAAATTAGGGAATGGCGTGTTGCCGGCCGAGCCGTAAGGCCCTTCGGGCAGATACGGCCGGACGCCGATCTGCTCGTATTGCTTCTTTGCGATAGTCATGGTGATTGACCTTTATGTGGTGCGAGAGAACGCCCCGTATTCTTTCTCGTGGGCGTCTGAAACAGCTTGGGCGGCTTCTCGAATCGTGTCGAAATACCCGAGGTGCTTTTGCTTGCCGCCGATTTGTGCATGTGCCTGGTATTTGCTGCCACGGACGCAGACGCCCTTAACGCCGAGATAATTGTTTTTGTAGGCTCGCCCGTTTGCCTTGTTTTGCGATTGAGTCGCAAGACGAAGGTTTGACCAACGATCGTCCCATTGCTTGCCGTTCTCATGATCGACCTGAAGCGGAGGCCACTCGCCGGTCATGAGAGCCCAGGCAATATTGGACCGGGGATACTGACGCCCGTTGAGGTTGATGCGCCAGTATCCCGCAGATTTACCCGTCCCAACGCGCCCGGCGGATTCACCCTTGCGGCATTTCCCGCCGAGCGTCGTGAGCCAAAAACAAAGACCGAGTTCGGGATCGTATTCGAGGCGTTGCCGCAATCCGTCGATGGATATTCTTTCGCGCTCTGTCACCTTATGCCCTCCTGTGTTATGGAGAGCGTAAGATTATTAACCCAAGCGCGTCAAGCCCCATCACTTATTGCCAAAGGACTCCTTGTAGTGAGGAGTTCAGGCACGTCAGATTTCCCGCCCAAGCCATGATGCGAACGATGGCATCCTGGTTGACGTTCGACCGATCCTTGCCGATCACCTTGAAGTTACGGCGCGCGTGCGGCCGATACTGGATGTAATCCTCGTTGAGGAAATACATCGTGTTCGCCGAAATCTGACCGTTTTTGCCGCCGTCGAGCACTACCGGGCAGCGCTTGCCCGCGCCGAAATACTCAAGAGCCGTGAAGCCGGCGCCGGCCATCTTGTCGTCGTTCGTGATGCGCTGAATCGCCTGGAGCGAAGTCAGATAGGCGGTGTAATAGTTCGAGTCCGCCACGATCAGGTTCACGCCATCGCTGTTGCGCTTCAACGCGATGGTGTTTTTATTCATGTAGGCCTGGATATTCGTCGAGGTGACGACGCCCAGCGTGTCCGTGTTCGCGTTGTCGGCGGTGTTGCGCCACCAGACTTGCGCGCTCCGATCAATGCCGCCGACGACGCCCGAGGTCGGAACCTTGGACACCAGCAGCGACAGGCCGCCAATCTGCTTGCCGCCGTAGCCCGTGCCGTCCGAGTAGACGCCGGCAGACATGGCGTTCCAGAAAGTATCCTCGGCAGTGTCAACGCGCGCCTCGATGAGGTCGATCATCGCCTCTTCGCTGCTGTTCTGGAGCTCTTCGAGTCCCGACAGTGTGACCGCGATGGACGCCTGCTTGAGCGGGAAGCGGGCCGCCGTCAACGTGTCGTTAAGCGACACGTTGAGGAATTCATAGCCCGAATACCACATGAACGTCTGGTTCTGGGCGTAACGGAGTTCCTGCATAATCTCGCGACCGCCGTCGAAAAACTTCTGTTTTCCTTTGGTGCGGAGGCGATAGAGCAGCGCGTTGTTGTTGGAGATGTTGTCGGCGAGCTTCTTGGAGCGATTTTCTAGGGTGGTCGTGACCACATCGCCCCAGTCAACCGATACGACGAGAGGGGAAGCCATGATGTATTTTCCTTACGGAATGAGGGGATTTAGGCGCGGCCGACTGCGCGTTGCGCCGTGACGGCGGCGCGGATCGTGTCGCGAATGGAGGCGTTTTCGTCGTGGGGCTTGGCGGCGGGGGTGAGACCGGCGCGCGGAGCCCCGAGGACGTGCTTCGCGGCGGCAGCGGCTTTGAGAGCCGGGGCCGGCGAAGGACCGGCAGAAGGCGCGGCTTGTTTGAGCAGCAGCGCGCGAATGTCGGGACGAGCCCAGCACGCCATTTCGTAAGCGTCCTTGAGCGATTCCGCGTGACCGGCTTCTATGAGGGAAGCCATGTGCTCGCGGACGTTTTCGTAGTAGCGATTTGCCGGGTCCGCCTTGAAAGTGGACAACGACTCATCGACCTGACGCGAAGCGTGTTCATCGCGAATTCTTTGGGCGGCGCGCTCCACTAGCGCGTCTTCGTCGATCGTCTTAGGGAGCGGCGCGAGGCTCGGAGCCTGCCCCTTAATCAGCCCGTATTTGGTGGCGATGGCGACGACCATCGCGCGCGGGTCCTTGCCATACCATTTGCAAATCGACTCAATGCCAGTGTTGAAATCGCGGCCGAGGCCGTTTTCCATTTCAGCGTAGTTTTTGAACGCCGTCGCGAGGTTCGTCCCGCTTTCCTTCGCCTGCTTGGCGTAGCCGCCGAGGCCCTCATATTGCTTGAAGCCGTCGGCGGCCTCGCGTTCGCGCCTGACAAAATCGGCTTGCACATGCGTTGGCAGCGTCGCCCAGGCAGCCTTAGACTCCGGAGACAGATAATGCGGCGCGTTGAGCGGAGGGCCGCCGTTGTGACCTACGCCGGGCGTCGCAGCAGGATCGACAGGGGCGGCGGGAACGGCAGGAGAAGCGCCAGCGGCCAAAGGCTTGCCGTCCGCCCCATGCGTAGCGGCCGGGGCCGTATAGCGACCGTCAGCCGTCCGCGCCGCGTCTGGACGCGGGGCGGCGTCGGGGCTTTCCTCGCCGGCTTTCTGCTTTTCGACCGCCGCGCGGATAATGTCGCGCGTCGTGAGTTCGGATTGTGGGGCCGGCTCGGCGGCAGGAGCCGCAGCCGGGGCCGCATCAGACAAAGCTGTAGCGTCGGCGGAAATGCCGTCAAAATCGTCAGTCATGGAGTCTCGGGAGGTTGCGCGGCCCTTCTGATCGGGCGCGGAGGGGAATTGCAAAAGCCGCCGGATTTATGCAAATCCTATGCGGAAGCGCACGTATAAGTTGAAGGGAGGTATTGCTGCAACCCGACGATTTAAGGCCTCTAAATTACGCGGCGGCATCCGCCCAGGCGAGATCATCGCCCGTGTCTTGCTCAATCGGGACTTCGGGCTTGTAGCCTTCCTTCACCTTGGCGACCGCTTGGGCGATTTCGTCGCAAGTGATTTTCTCGCGCGCCGGGCCGGTCGGGACCGAAGGCGCGTCGTTCCCCATTTCGCGCATACCGTGAGCCCGATACGAGGCCCGCAGCGCGCTCTTGCTGTCATAAGTCACGCCGTCCGCCATGCCCCGCACCGGAGACATTTCGTCGCGGATAATCGCCGGGGCCGGGAGGTCCGAGCGGCTTGTCGTATGTTCGCGCCAGTGACCGCGACAGGCCGAGGGCCAAGGGTCAAAGGTATCGTGCCAATCGCCGCAGACGCGGCATGAGCGCAGTTGCGCCATCGTGGATCGTCCGATCGTTAGAGGGTAAGTAGGAGCGCGGTTATCGCGTCTTCGTCGTCGTCCGCCGATGGCGCGACCTTTGATCGAGAGAAGTCGTCGAACGCCGCGACCGGTAGAGCAAGCAGGAGCGCGATTATCGCGTCGTCGTCGTCTTCGGCCTCAAGCGCTTCCTTCGCGCTCGCGATCTTACCGAGTGGATCGGCCGGATCATCCCCAGCCGTAAGGACAACTGGCGGGGCTGGCCGTAGGTCGCCTTTTAAGTCAACGGCCGGAGCGGCGGCTGCCTTTTGCGCGCCGACAGCCGCCTCGACGGCCGCCCGCACGCTTTCCGAAGGCTTTTCGCGCCGGGCTTCCTCCGCAGCGTCGAGAGCCCGGCGCCGAGCCCGTTCCTTGGCTTCGTCAGCTTCGGACCAAATAACGAAGCCGGGGCCGCCACCAGGAAGCGTCGCTGGAGGAGGAGGCGGGGGCGGAACAACCGGGAGAAGATCGCCCGCAATCGGTAGACCCGCGATCGGGAATCCGCCGATTGCTCCAAGGTTCATTTATTGCCCCTATGCCTCTTATGTCACGGTAGGAGTTGCAGGGGGTATAATGGCGGCCAACGCGGCGCTCGTCGCTTGTGACTGCTGAACATTCACCACCGTTTGCTGAATAAAACTAATAACTGTTAAGCGCGCGTTGGCCTCATCGGTTGATAATATTCCCGTAACGGCATAACCCCCAGCCAAACATAATGCTTGCGCGACCGCCGTTATTTCATCGTCTGGAATCGTTACCGAGAAAGCCGCCATGCTCCTTGTTCCTTATGTGTATTTCCAAGCGCCGGCCGCATAGAAGACGGGCGCGGCAACCGTTATCGACCCGCCGCCCGTGACCGCACCGTGCCAAGTCGGCGCTGCTAGAGCGACCGTATCCGACACAAACGCTTGCATCCCCGCGACTGGCGAAGCGATTGCCAGTAGTTGCGCTATGGTATAGGTAGGAAGAATGGGGGGCGTCGGAAACGTCCAAGCCCCCGGATTGGTTTTGTTATAATCTAATTGGATTGTTCCGTCGCCAGTAGCAAGAATAACCGCTCCTGTAAGGGCGGCCGGAAGACCAGTTACTCCTGAGCCGATAATAGTATTATTGGAACCCGTGGTTATGCCGCCGCCCGTGCTACTCCCTATTGCGGTGTTATTGCCCCCACTTATGCTATTAAGTAACGCCTCGTAACCGATACCAATATTGTTATTTCCAGTAGTATTAGAATATAGCGTAATAAAACCAATACCGATATTAAAGTTTCCGCTCGTATTAAACGCAAGCGACTGCAAACCTACCGCGAAATTATAGCTCCCTCCAACATTACTGGAAAGCGCGTTGTATCCAAATGCTACATTATATGATCCGCTAATATTGGAACCTAGGATACTTGATCCGAATCCTACGTTATAATTTCCCGATGTGTTTGCAAAAAGTGAGTTTGGTCCGGCGGCAATATTACCTGAGCCAATTGTATTTTTATATAGTGAGTTAATACCTAATGCTAAATTATTTGACCCTGACGTAATGCTTTTTAAGGCATTAGTTCCAAATGACGTATTACTGTTGCCAACCGTTAGAGATGGCAATGCGCTACCAATAGAAATATTTGATGTATCGTTCCAAGCGGGAAACGCTTGCACGAACGAACCGTCTGTAAATAAAAATCCCTTGGCCGTTCCGTTTGCGGGCGTAACTCCTATTTGAATGGCTCCGGTGGCGGCCGCAGGCTCAACGATATAAACGTCCTTTTGGCCGGCCGAAAACGACACCGCCGCGCCCCCATTCGACGAGTCAAAAATCGTCCCCAGCGTGATTTCGTTCGCGGCTGTAAAGGTTCCGAGAGCCGTGCACCATTCCGTAAGGGCCTGGCTCGAGACGCAAACATAAGTCGTATCCCCGACACTCATCTTTGAATTGAACGGTCGGAACCCCAGCGGGGAGACGCCCGTCAATTCGATTGGGCCGGAACCCGTTGTCGTCGAGCCATCCCAAACCCGATCAAACAGGCCAAACGCCATTACTGGACACCCGTTATTTTTCCGCTCTGGTCACGAATCACCTTACGCGGCTCGGACAGGCGGTCATGGATGGCTTTGAGCACGGACGAGCCTTCGTCCTTCCCGCCCTTGTCCTTCGCCGCCTTCGCCTCCCCCGCGCTTTCGTCCGCCTTGGCTTTGGTTGCGTTTCGCGTCTCTTGCATGGTCGCCGCGTGCTGCGCCTGGGCATGGGCTTGAGCCGCGCGCGAGGATTCGGCGCGATGCTTTTCCATTTCCATGCCGTGGCGTTCTCGATCGTGCGCGAGTTGCGTCACGGCCCGCGCCTGTTCCAGATCATGCGCTTGCTGATCGCGCTGCATTTGCGCGGCGGCCTCTGCCTGTTTCAACTGGACTTGCGATTGCGTCGCGGCGATCTTGGCTTGCGCATCGGCTTGCGAGGCTTGCAGATCGAGCGCGGCCTTTTGCCCTTCGGCTTGCGTCTTCGCCTGGACGCCTTGCAGCTTGACTTGCTCGGCTTGGACTTCTGGAGACGGGACGTTTGGCTTGGGCTGTCCCGCAATCTCTTCGAGCTTGTCGAACGCCTCTTCGAGCGTCTCTTCGAGTTCGCGGCCGCCACGAAACCCGCGCACTAGGAACAGCAGCATTTGCTTTGCGACCGGCAGGAGCGCCGTTTGCGCCTGGAGGATCGGCGCCCATTCCTTGACGAAATTCGTCACCGCCTCGACGAATGCCGCGCGATCGCTGCGCTCTTGGCTTTCGTCACCGGAGATTGTCGAGTCCGCCTCGACATCGAGCCGGAAGCGCCGCGTCACGCCATCCTTGAATAACTCAAGCACATCGTCCCAGGTGACGGGCTGGCCGGGCTGAGGCTGTTGCGGGGGCTGGGGCGGCTTTGGCGCTTGGGAAGGTTGTCCGGGGGCGACAGCCCCCGGAGCCGCAGGAGCACCCATCGGCGGCGACTGAACCGCTTGTTGCGCCTGCATCTGGAATTGCTGCATCGCGTTGGTGTATTCGACCATCGCTTGCTGAAACTGTTGCTCGACCTCTTGCCGCGTCGGCAGAGACACGTTGGTCATCTTCGCCAGCGTCTCTTGCTGGAACTGCGTTGCGATAATCTCGCCGACCAGCCTTACCATATCACGGCAGAAGCGCGAAAGCTCCTTTTGTCGCGTGCGAATCCGCATCGAGCCAAATTGCGCTTTAATGCCTTGCGCCTTCGCCGTTTCGTTCGCTTCGCCTTCGCCGCGCATAATGTCGGAAATGCCGAAGATTTGGTAAACGTCTTCGATAAGCTGCTTGCGAAGCTCGACGCATCCCTGAATAATCTTCATGACTTCCTCGATAGGAAGCCAAACGATAGGCGCGCCGCCCTTGCCGCCCTCGACAAAGGCCGACCAAGACTTCACCGCGATCATGCGGTTTTCAATCCCCGGCTTTACCGCCAGTTCAATCTCTGGGAAGCCTTCGCCTTGGGGGCCGCCAGGGTAAAACCCGACCAGCTTGAGAGAGTCCGTCAGAGAGGCAATGCGCTTCGTCAGACCGTCGATTTCGTCGCATTGATCCTGGTAGAAAATGAAGTCAGGGACCGGGGCCAGCGAATCATTCGTGCGCGTCCCATAGGCGGGCTCAGGGCACGGGAAAAAGCCTTCTAGCGTAAGATATGGCTCGGACTCATCGAGCACGCCGTCAACGCCCGTGGACACCCACAAAACGCGATTGCCGGACTTGTCCCAAATCTCCCAAACAGCGGCCTTTTCCTCTTGCGCCTCTTGCGCCGCCGGATTGTCCGTCTTCGCCGCCGCGCCGTCCGCCGAAAAGGCGGCCGCCTGCTTGGGAAAGCGCTTGTCCCATTCGTCTTTCGATAGATAAGCGCGAAACGCGCACCAATCGACCTCGGACCAAATGCGGGCAGTCGAATGCGCGAAGTCGTCGAGATGGACGTATTTCATTTTGACGTGTTCAAAGTCGATCACGTCGGGCGCCTTGGCGGCGTCTGCGTCCGGGGCGGCAATTCCTTCCGCGCCTTCCGTTGACTCCGCGTCGTCGGCCCCCGCCATCGCCTCGACGTCAGGCCCGAGCATATCGGAAACGTCGAGCTCCGCGCCTTCGTCCGCCGTGTCGTCGGCGGCTTCCTTCATGACGGGCTCGTAATAGACCCGAGCGAGCCCGCGAGCGAACAGCAGATAATCATGCCGGACTTGCTCAAAGCCCGAGTTGAAGTCGTTTAGATCGACCTGAAAGTTAATCCCGCGCTCAAGCACCTGGCAGGCTTCGCGCCCGATCGGGTCCGCGTCGCGAAAGCGCCGCTGCACCACGCCCTTTGGAGTCTGCGAATAGACGGCGGGCTCAAGCGTTTCGATATTCGACCAGAGCATTGAATAACGGCGCGCCTTGGTTTCATGACTTTTCGTGTAGAGGTAATTTTCGCGAATGACCCCACACCGGCGCCGCCACTCGCGCATAGCCGGAGCCTCTTGCGCGCGCTCGATTTCAGCAAGCCAGCGGGAACCCTCGCCCCCTGTGTCTTTGGTCGCCTTGTCGTCACCGTCCGAGGCTTGATCGCTCACTGAGCCTGCCCCGCGAGGAACGCCGTGATTTCATCGCGCGTGATGCACGTCGGCAGGATCAGCAGCGCCTTGCGCAATAGGGCGCGCGCCTCGCCCCCGCCGTCGCCGGTGGACAGCAGATCGCCATTCGCGACCACCGCGTTGCCAGCAAGGCCGCGCAAGTGTTCCGCCGCGCAGTGAGAACAGCAGCCAGGGCCGCCGCAAGTCTCCGGATAGTGGCCGATCATTTGAAAACCTTTGCGTTGGCGTGCGTCTCGCCGTATTCAACCGCCCGCACCAGCCCGCAGAGCCACACAGTAGCGGCGGCGGACGATCCGCCCTTGTTCGCGTCCGACATCTTCACCAGCCGCGCCACGAGCGCGTCGCGCTCAACCGTTCCAAGATCGAAGCGGGACAGATCGTCGCCATAGCCCCGCGCCCGCCATTCGGCCTTGCGTTGCTCAAGCGTCGAAACGAGGCGAGAGCGCCAATAGGCGTCGTCGAAAGTCGTGTTTCCAGGGAATTCCAAGGTCACGCGGCGAGCTCCGGCCGCACGAGATAGTTCGCCATCGCCTCTAAGGCGACCTCGCGCCCATGACGTCGCTCGATTTTGGCGAGCCGAGATGCGATCCAAACGACCTCGCCATAGCCAATCCGAACGACATCAGCGGCCGCGAGCCCACCAAGCCCGAGGCGGTCGCAAATGAACTGGCCGACGACGCCTTCCCAATTGATTGCTTTCATGCGCGCGCCGCCTTTTCATCCTCGACGCCAAACGAGCGCCATTCGTCAAAGGTCAGATCAGTAATTTGCCGGAACAGTTCGGGCGCGGGCTCATCGTGCGGGCGCATCGGAGCGCGCCACGACAGCGAGAGGTAGCGCCAGGCGTCCGCCCCGTGCGACGCCCAGGAGTGATCCGGCGTCTTGAGGAACACCATCTTTTTGGCGTCCCACTTCACCTTATATTCGCGCAGGCAATCGAGGCCCTTCGCGCAGCGCACCGAGTCAAAGCGGGCGAAGGGGAGAGTCAGACGCCCGGCGTTAATGCCATCCATCAAGCCTTGATCCGGCACCAGTTTTGGTTTGCGGCCAAGCGAGAACAGCGTCTCAATTCGTGTTCGAGCGCCCGGCGCGCCGGCTTCGCGCACCTTAGCGTCGTGGGGAACGTGGTCGATCCCGTGATAACCGCGCTCATCGAGCCAAGCGCAATAGTGGTCGAAACCCAGGCCCGAGTTTTCGTAGTAGTCAACCACATCGACATGATCCGGGTAGACCTGAAAACACCAAAGCGACATTGCGTCCGAAACGCCGATGTCCCACGCAGTTTGAACCGGCAGATCGGGATTGACCGGAACGCGGCAGATGCGCCCTTGCGCCTCCGCGATCCGCATTTCCTTGCCCCAGTAGGAGCCCAGGACAGCGGCATCGAACGAGCAATAATACTCTTGCTCGATTAGGGAGTCGGCCGCCTCTTGGCCGAAAATGCCAGCATATTCGAGACGCTGGACCTCAATCGCTCCCTTGGAAATCGCCCCGGTATCATCGGCGGATAATACCTCCGCAAACCAGTCAGAGCGCGTCCGCGCCATATCGAGCATGGACTTGCAATGGTTGCGACCCCGCGACGTCGTAATGAACATCGCCCAACCATCGTTTTCAACGAGGATCGGGGCCAGATAGCCATAAGCCGCAGGGTTACTAAGAGCCCACTCAGAAAACACCACACCAGCAGGAGGACTGCCGACCGTAGAATTGAAGTTGTCAGAGCCGACAACCTGCCACGTCGCGCCGTTTTTGAAGCGAATGAACATTTCCTGCTCATTCGTGCTCGCCCGCAGTTCTTTGGGAAAAGCCTCGTCTATGCGGCGTTTGCCCGTGTGGGGATTGACCGCCGCCCAAATCGCCTTGCGCCCCTGCGCATACTCCGGGAGCATGTGCCAGTAAGTCGCGGGCCGCTGTTGCGTGCAGATCGCCGCCCAGTGGAGACAAACTTCGTCCTTGCCCGATCGCCTATGCCACACCCCGAGGGCTCGCTTGCCGCCCCGCGCCATGTAGCGCAGCAACGGGACTTGATAGGAGCGAGGTTCCCAATTGTGCGGGAGCCTAATTTTCGATTGTGACTTTCGGTGCGTCAAGGTAGCCGGCAAAATTGACAACCTCGACAGTGATATTGCCGGCCGACTCTTGTTCCACCTTGGCGCGGAACTCATCAGGCAGGCGGTTCATCAACCAGAGACGCGCCGCGCCCACATCGGGCTGGACGTGCTCAACAAAATCCGTGCGGACGATCACGCCATCGGAGCAGAAGACCTTTTCCGACGTGAATGAATAGCCAACCGCGCGCTCGTAAAGCGCTCGCTTCACCCGCTCATCAGCGGTGCTCTTGCCAACCTTGACGGCCGCCGCGAACGCTGGATTATTCACCAGCCACTTTTTAACCGCGCGATCGGAGACGCCGAAAAACTCAGCAAGGTCAAACGTGGTCGCGCCGAGCTTGCAGAGCTTTTTCGCTTGCTCCATATAGGCGGCCTTGAATTTAGGATTTCCGCGCCCGGCCATTATCAACCCCAGCGTAAACCGCCTCCCGAGACACAAGATGCGACGAACCGTCGCCATGCGTTATCCGATTGCAGGGGCCGGGATCACTCATCGTCTGGCCCGATAACCCTCCCACCGCACGAGCGGATAATGTGCATCGCAATCGCGAGCGCCGTATCACGGCTCATCGTGACCGAGGCGCGGGCGTGCGCGTGGAGGTTCGAGGCCGCGCCGCCCTTTTCCGTGAACGTCAGGCGGACTTCGTTCGGCCCAGCGAGAACATGCACGCCGTCGATGCGGACGGACGGCATTCGCAGCGCGTGGAACGTGTCAGCGTCGGCGAGCGCCGCCACATTCGGATCGGCGGCTGTCTTCGCGTTCGCTGCGTCAGTCGCGGCAGGATCAATTTCCATCAGTCTCCCCAAAAGGATTTGGCCCGGGCTAAACCACCGGCGCCGAGGTTTCGTAAAGGCCGGCGAAGTCCGCCGACCCAACGTCGATGATTTCAGAGCCAGCCGGGATAACCCGCAAGCCCTCGCGCATCACAACGCCGTCGCGGTTTTTCGGCGCGTTGAAACCGATACCGGGACCGCAGGCCGCCTCAAGGGCGGCGAAGCGAGTGGTCGCGTCCGCGTCCGTATCCGAGGCGAACACCACGTAAAGGCGAGCGATGTATTCAGCCATGCTTTCTCGCCGGGTAGCGCGTGCGAATGTTCGAGGCGAAATGCTTGCCGACGCTATCCGCCGAGATCAGCGCCGCGTGCTTTTCAGCCGAGACGCCCGAATAGACGTAGCGCACGCCGGTTTTGAATTCGACGTGCAGCTCGTCCGCGCCCGCGTCGTGACCCACCGCCGAAAGCGACGAAGACGTTACCGGGACCATTTCAAAGGCCTTGGACATAGCGGCTCCTGTTAAATTTATCGCCGCCCCGCCCAGCCCACCACGACAGGGGGCGCGGGGAACGGTATGCGGGGCGGACGAAAGGCAACACCCTCTCGGCTTTCGCCTGCTGGGGATTACAAGCCACGACAGACGCGCGCTCGCGCGAATTGGCCCCCTCAGTCGGAGCGCGATACCGGATCGCGTTCGGCTGAGAGGAACCCACCCTCTAGGTGCTGTGTTTGCGGCCGGAGGGTGGATCGCCCGACAACGGCTTAGGAGGCCGGGCGAATATGAAAGGGGAAATCCGCTCATGCGGCGGCAGCCGAAGCCAAATGGCCGGCTGGGTTTAGAACCGTCTTGCGGGAGTTATCCGGCTTGGCCTGGACTGCTTGCGAGACGTGGGAGGCTTCTGCGATCACTCTGGTAAATCGACCGAACAGAATTAGCTCTAGCTCGAATACCCCCTTCTGGTCAATCCCTCGAATTTGCGCCGCATGGCCCTGGAAGGGGCCTTTTGTGATTTCGACCTGAGAGCCTAGCACCGCCCAGTCGCGCCAAGTGGTCGAGCGCTGGACAGGTGGGGGCGACGCGCGGAGGAATTCTATTTGCTCGGGAGGGATCGGAACCGGCAAGCGCGAGCCAGTCGCGCAGACAAAGCCTCGGACGCCAGGGGCGTGCTGGATTTCCTGGAAGATGCACTCGGTAAGCCCGGCGTAAGCGAAAAAATACCGGCCGAAGCGCGGGCGCGATCTATCAGCGCGAGGCGCGCCCACAGTTTTAACCACGGGCTTTCCCTGTCTCGCCCGTGCGCCGGCACCCTGACGGCCAGCAGCGCGGCGCAGGTCAAACGGTCGCCAGACGGTAAGCCCAGCCACAGCGAGCCCGAGGCAAGCCTTCGAGTCCTGCCCTTCGACGGATTCGACGCAATACCAAGCTTTCTCGGCCAGCCCATCCATGCAATCCCCCGATTTGCTGATTCGCTAAAACATCAAAGCCCCGAAGCGCGAGCGCGGCGCAAGCTAATCGCGAGGGCTGTCCACAGACGCCGAAGCGCCGACCCCATCACCGGGGAAAGCCCATAGAGCCCCGTGGGCTCGTTTTGTGGGCGGGGGGGCTATACCGCACCACCCGCCACCGCTTCGTCGATATTATACCTTATACGGATAGATTACGGGCCTATGCGCGCGGTGGAGGGAACCTAATCTTCCACTCGGGAACCTCCTGCCCCGCCATTCCGCAAAAACCCTCCCCCGGCACTTCGCGGAATTCGCCCCCATCCCACCGCCACGCCATGCAATCCGACGCGACGCAGCAAGCCGGCGAAGTCACCGCCCCATCTTTCGCCCGATTACCGCCCTCAGTCCCGAACGGAACTGCGAACGGGCACCATTTTTTCCGCGCTACCGCTTCCGTCATCATCGGCGTTGATCCTCGATCATTGCTGCTAATTCGGCCGAGATACGCACAGGGGACTGACCGTGGCCGCCAGCGTTTTCAACGAGCCAGGATTGCGCGGCTTCCTTGGTTTTGTCGGGAGTTTGCGAGGCTTTCGCCGTCGCACCCACGTTTTTGAACTCATCCACGGGTGAGTTTTTCCGCCCGGAATTGGCTTCGGCGCGCGTCAAAAACCCATATTCCCGCAGCATTCCGTTGATCGCCGGGCGCATCGTGTAGGGCAGCATCCCCGGTTCGTTGATGATACGGTTCGGGTCGGCGAGTTGCTCATCGGACCAGCCATTCGTCGAGGCCTCCCCGAGTGAAAACTTAAAGTTCGCCATTCCTTTGGAATTTGCGACGGTTTCTATGATTCCAGCGACAGACGCGACGTTCGCCCGATGTTCCGGGGTCTGAATCGCAATCCGCTCTCGATAGGCCCGCGACTCGGCTGCTTCGTCCTGCAATTGCCGCTGTCGTTTGGCGACCATCAGGCGGTCGCTGATGCGTTTTTCGACCAACGCCCTAACCTCGCCGATCGACGGCGCGAAGGGGCTTCCATCGGGGCGCTTGTGGCGACCGGAGCGCCAATCCCCGAAGGATTTTATCAGTTCTTCAACGGGCAGGTCTTCGAGGTCCGAGCGGTAAGTTTGTTCCGTCAACGCCGCAGAAATCAAGCTCTCCTGGCGCTTCGGCATCATTCCGAGCATCGAGCGAAGCGCCGTCATCCCCTGGTCGTGCTTCCCTCGGTTTTTTTCCCAAGAACACTTCCACGTCAAAAACTGGCTTTCCGTCGTGATTTCCGTTGCATTTCGCATAATCTTCTCGCATTTCGTTGACTGCTAACTCCATGTGTCCATTGCGATATTTTTGTCCGTTAACGGGGCTAGCGCGAGCCTTGAATCGCCTGCTGTTGCGCAGCCAAGTTGACCATGCCAAATGCCAGTTTTTCATAAGGTTGCCGCGCGAGCAGTGATGGTCGCGGAAGGCTCGCCATTCGTCGCGAAACTCGCTTCCCGACACCCCGGCCTCGGAAGCTAGGCGCTTGTCGGCGTCCGATGGTTGGGCGTCTTCGCGGAGAGACGATTTTCGAACAGCCGGTTTCAGCTTTGCTTTTGACAACACCAAAGGTGTTGGTTTTATATCTATAGGTTCTGACTGAAAGGAAGAACCATTCGAGCAAACGCGCGCGCGCTCGCGGTTTTCTTTATATGGCTCGGGCTCTGTAACGCTTTTTGGCGTTACATCCCACGCTTCTGTAACGCTTTCGTGCGTTACAGCCGTGGCATCCGACGCCTCTGTAACGCTTTTTGGCGTTACATCCCACGCTTCTGTAACGCTTTCGTGCGTTACAGCCGTGGCATCTGGAACGCTTTTTGGCGTTACAGGCGTTAGGGACACGCGCTCATTTTCTCTGAATTTACGAACTCGAGCAGCCGTCACCCCGCGCTGGCGCGCACTTTTATCGACAGCCATTTGCTTAACGACAGCAAGTATCGCATCGGAGGAATATCCGAGCTTTTCCATTGCGGTCATGACGTCGCCGCTCATGCCGCCCCCTCATGGGTTTTCATCGGCCGGGCGTCCCGCGCCTTTTCAATCCGCGCGATCAGATATTCCAACCGCTGGACGTGCACCGTTTGCTCAGATTGCGTGGCCTTAGCGCGCCCTTGGACACAGACGATCGCGAACCGCAGGGCCTCGATTTGCGCTGAATCGCTCAGCTTCTTTTGTGTGGCCGACATAATCCGGATTCCTTGCGAGGGCCGTTTCGATCGAAAGAAGGTCGAGAAGCGTTTGAGGGTCGCCTGCCTCGACGAGAAGCGCGACCTTTCGGACCGCCCAAAAAATCGACGAATGGTCGCGGTCGTCAAACAGCACCCCGAGGCGTGGGTAAGAGCCGCCGAGGCGAACGCGCGCGAGATAGCACGCGGCGACGAGCGCCATTTTCGCGGGGCGGAATCGTCGCCGGGAGAGCATGTCGCCGAGCGTGGCCCCGTAATAGGCGGCGCACGCCTCTTGGATGCGAAACACAGCGACGCGCGAGGCCGGGTAATATCTGGTCGGGTCCGCGCGTGGGAACGTCGCCGGATCGACCGGGGACCCGACGGGCGCGGGCGACGCGACAGGCTCATAAACCGGCTTGAGTTCGGTGCGTAACGCGACTGCGAGAGCCGCTTGATTTTCTGCCTTGATCCTAGCCTCGCGCTCCAACTGCTTTCGATAGAGCGGCCCGCGCCGGTTTATCGAGAGAGAAAGGAGGCTCATTGCGCCGGCTCCAATTGCTCGATTGAAACCGTTACGCCCGCGATCGCGCCAAAGCGCTTTGAGACGTGAAGCTCGCAGATTTGCGCGTCGTCGGCATAGGCGATTTCGTTGAGCGAGTCGGCTATCAGCTTCCCAACATTGTCAGCATCAGGAACAGAGGTCATGAACCGCCGCAGCCGATCCGCCGCCGTGTAGCTCTTAGGGAAGGCCCAGCAGGCCGCGACCGTCATCCGCAGCGGCCCAGGGAGAGGCCCAATTCCCGCGAAGGCCCGCGACGCGATCAGTCCCACCGCGCGCATGTAGGAGGCTTGCGAGGCGGGCGTATATCGGCGCTTCCCGTTCGTGCCGGCGCGTCGGAAGGCGAGCGGCTTTCCAGGGACAAAGAACGAGACGATTTCCCGCTCATCGCGCGGAACGGGAGACGCCCAAGGCGTCAGGAGATTTGCGCAAGGCTGCATCAGAGCGGCTCCATTCCAAGAGCCGTGAGATAGACCGACAAAATCTCATTTTCCTCTTGTCGCTTGTGTTCGTCGACGCGGCGCAGCGCGACGAGCTTGCGAAGGACCTTCACATCGAACCCGCTAAATTTCGCCTCGTCGAACACGCGCTCGATGTCGCCGGAGAGCGCGGCTTTTTCTTCGGATAATCTCTCAATGCGGTCCACAAACGCGCGCAGATGCGGGCCGTTCGGGGAATTCAGGCGTGCGTCATCAGACATTTTGGTTACTCCAAGCATGCGTTTAGCCAGTGCGCTGAGTGAAGCGCCGTGAAAGATTGATTGAGGGCGATTAGGCCGAGCGCGGATGTTTCGCGGAGTGGGCTGGCGACGCGCCAGGGCTCCAGTTGAGAACCCTGTCAGCCGAAATCCCCGTCACCTCGGAAGCCTTACGAAGAAGCTCCCCGGACGGGCTCCGCATTCCAAT